CTGCTCCTGCTCCTGCTCCTGCTCCTGCTCCTGCTCCTGCTCCTGCTCCTGCTCCTGCTCCTGCTCCTGCTCCTGCTCCTGCTCCTGCCCCGCAGACCCAAGCCAAGACGATCTTTGAGATCACACCACAGGCTAGGAAAAGGTTTGAGGCCGTTCTTCCCGGCATCGTTGATGTAGTTGAACAAGTTCACCAGAAAATGTTCCCGGGAACCCTTTTGCGACTGCGTATTGGGACCTCAAACAAAAGGTCGTTTGGTCAGTACGCTCCCCATCAGGGGGAGAATACAAGTGCGCGTGGCCGTCCTCACTCTGGAAGCGAGTTTAAGGGTGCCATCAGCATCAACCTTGATAACATCTTGAGATATACGGGAGGGGGTCAGGGCAAGGCCCCCGTTGCGACTGAACGCGGTAAGGCAAAGGTTCTTCAGACCATCTTCCATGAGCTGGCGCACCCATTGGAATACCACTGGATAGCCAATCTTCCCTTGGACCAGCAAAGGGAGATCTTTGATCAGTATGTGCGGGAGAGAAACCCGTCTGCTCTGGAACGGCTCCTTCTGGTCGAAGCTGTGCGTGGGCAGGGCAAGCCTATTGACGAAAACACCCTTGTTAAGAACGTCCTACAGCCGTTCAAACTGTCGCTTGCGACATACAAAAACTTCATGAACAGCCAAGAGAAGAAGGCTGCTACGGACCCTTTCACAAAGAACGAGAAGAAGGCCGAGGACTATCTTCGGTACACTCGCGAGTTTTCCGAATGGGTCGCCGAGAACGGGGCCAAGTGGTACGTCAAGGAACTGGAAGGCCTTGTTCCGAAGACCGCCTTTGAGAAGCTTCAGAAATCCGTCTTGGACAATCTTCGTAGCCTCTACAACCAGATAGCCACGCTTCTTGGAATCACGCCAACGGAAGGCGCTTTCCAGCGCCTGTTGCGCGAAACCTACGGTGTCGCTGTTCAGGCTCCCGGGATCCGGTTTATCAGGTCTGGTACAGATAATCGACTCATCCTCTCCAAGCCCGGAGTGACCCCGACTGTTCAACAGAGCGAGGCCCCCGAGAATGTTTCCCGTGAAACTTCTGCCGCTCCCACCAAAGCTTGGGGGAACTACGGCGGCATGGTGCGGGGCGAACAGAAGGGTCTTCTTCCGTGGTTCAACAAGTTCTTTAAGAACCTCGTTGGCGCGGAGCCCGGAGAAACTCTTGGCAGGGCGCTCCTCCGCAACACGACGCTGTCAATGCTGCCGTTCCTTGAGCGTGGTGACACCCGCAATCTCGGCAAGTTTTTGGAGAGCCACCAGAACGCGACTGGTCGCGTCATGGGCATCGTCACAATGGGTCCGCTTGGCTTCAACCCCAAGACCAAGCAGTTCTTCTACCACAACGGCCCGGGAGACGCGCCCCTTCTGAAGGTCCTTGAGGACATAGGTCTTCAGAACGAAAAGCAGGCGCGAATCGTCATGCTTGCCCAGCGTGAGCTTGCCCTGCGCGCCGCCAATAGGGTCGACAAGAAAACCAAGACGGGGATTATGTTTCACCCTGAGACGGGGGAATACATTACTGACGGCGAGCTTCGTAGGATTGTTGCCTCCGCCAGCCCCGAGGTTCTTCGAGCCAGCAGGGAGTTCCAGAAGTTCAACGACAAGATGGTCGAGATGGCCATCCAAACGGGGCTCATCCCCCGTGAACTTGGCGAAAACTTCAAGAGCCTGATGTACACGCCTATGTACAGGTATCAGGACGAGGCCGTTAAGAAGGACCCCAACATCACCCTCGCTGGCAATGTTTACACCGCCATCAAGGACCCGGAGTCTATCAACGCCTTTAACCAGCAGCTTGGTTCTGGTGGTGCCGTTGCGGAGGGTCTTTATGAAAACCTGATGCGCAACTACAACGCCATTGTCAGTGCGGCTGTTCGCAACGTGGCATATCAGGAAACTGCCAGCACCCTGACGAGGATTATGCGGGACGGTGGGGACACCACCATCGCCGAGATCGTCAGCAAGCCGGGCACGGATCCAAATACTGGGCGGTCTACGATCACTTTCCGTGTCGGCGGTGCTGACCAGCATATGTTGATCCATGATGCTGCGATGTTCCAAGCTGTGGCATCCCTGTCCCCGCAGGAGAAGAACGCTTTTGTCCGTGCGGTGTCTTACTTCACCGGATTGCTGCGCACTGGCGTCACTTCAACCCCGCCCTTCCAACTCCGGAACACGATCCGTGGTCTGGTGGAACTGAAGATCAAGACTGGCATGCCCGTGTTCGATATCCTCAGGGATACCATCGGGTCTGTCAGTGACGTCTGGAACAAGAAGGGGGCCTATGCCGACATTGTCGGAATGACCGGCTTCGGTGGGTTCGGCTTTGGCTCTGGTTACAAGAACCAAGCCGACTACATGAAGCGCGTGTACATGTCGAAAGAGCAGCCGCTCAACGCTTGGAACGGCTTCCTCCGCGCCTTCGACAAACTGGAAGGTTTCGGTGAGATCACCGAAATGGCCCCCCGTATCGCCTACTACAAGTACCTCCTGCGCACCACGAAGTTGTCCGAGGAAGACGCTGCGTGGGAGGCGGTCAACCTCGTGAACTACCATCGCCATGGTGCGGGGAACGGGGTCCTTGGCAATGCGGTCTCTAACATGATCCCGTTGACGCCGTTCCTCACGGCCCGCATCCAAGGCCTGTACCGCCTCTTGGAGACCGGCACGGAGGGCGCGCCCAAGAGCCTCGTCGGCAAGGGCGTCGTCGGCATCCCCGCCGCTATTGTTACCCGTGGCCTGATGGTCGCCTTCATCAACGCGGCCGTCAATGCGGTATACGGGGACGACGACTGGTATAAGAAGTTGACGGTCAAGGATCGCCTAGCGAACATGTACGTTAAGGTCGGCGATACCGTCATCGCTCTGCCCCGCGCCTACGAAGTCGGCGAACTCTTCGGGGCTCTGCCAACTTTGGCCCTCGACTCCATCCGCAACAAAGACGGCAATGATATCGCCATGGGCGTGGCGGAGTTCTCCAAGAAGACCTTCTTCTTTGAGATGATCCCGCAGTTTGCCAAACCAATCTTTGAGCTTATGGCGAACAGGAGCGGCTATACAAATCAGCCCATTGAAAATCTGACGGATAAGCGCAATCCCACGGAAGAGCGGTACGACGAGTACACGAGCAGTGTCGCGAAGTACGCCGGGTCCATATCAAAAGAAGTGGGTTTGTCGCCTAAGCAGGTGGACCACCTGATCCGTGGATATCTTGGCACCATGGCCACCCTGTTCCTCAGCACCGTTGATGGTCTTGTCAGCAGCGGCGGGACACGGCCTGCCGGTGTGTTCGGTGACCCGGCTAGCGTTGCCGGTGTCGCCGGTAACCTGTCCGGCCTGACCTCTATCCTGAAGACCGAGGGCCAGCTCAACAACAAGTTCGTTGGCGACTTCTACGAGATTAAGCAGAAGGTCACCGAGGTCGTGAACTCGATGAACCATGCCGCCCAGCGCGGAGACACTGATCTTGTCAAGCAACGTCTTGAGGAGATGCCCGCAGGCCGTGGACTCTTCACCACCTTCAATGCGGCGAATGAAAAACTCTCTAGCATCAACAAGCAGATGGACATCATCCGCAGCAACAAGACAATGTCGGCGGAACAAAAGGCCGAGTACCTTGAGAGGTTGCGGACGGCCAAGGGCGTCCTTGCCGAGCAGATGGTGAAGATCGCCAATCAAGCTGGCGTCTATCGGTAGGGGGCGGCGGTGGATCCACTAACCCTACTGGCTCTGGCGAAGGCCAGCTATGAGGCGGTCAAGGCTGGCGTGGCGGTAGGCAAGGAGATCCAAGGCGTAGCCAAGGACCTCGGATCCCTGTTCGACAGCGTAGCCCACATCACTCGTATTGCTGCGGAGCCGCCTAAGGCAGGCCTCCTGTCAGGCAAGACCGCCGAGCAACTGGCGATGGAGGCCTACGCCGCCAAGGCCGAGGCCGAGCAGATGATGGCGGAACTCAAGAACCACTTCGTCAGCGAATACGGCATCGCTGCATGGGACAGCATCATCAGCGAGACGACAAAGATCAAGAAGGCCCAGAAGGCCGCTATCTTGCAGGCGGAAAAGGATCAGGAACAGGCGCTTGAAAACATCGCCGGGGTCATTCTCCTTGTCATCGCCATTGCGCTCGTCCTCGTGATCATCATAAGCATCCTCTACCTCATCCTGAATAGGTGAACCATGGATCTCCTTGCCAAGTTCGGACCCCTGCTGGGTCAGGTCGCTCCGTCCATCGCCACCGCTCTGGGCGGCCCTCTTGCTGGGATTGCCGTCAAGACATTGTCGAACGCGCTCCTTGGCCATGAGAACGGCAGCGAGGAGGACGTCAGCGCCGCCCTGCAAAGCGCCAGCCCCGAGCAGCTCGCGGCCATCAAGAGGATCGATGCTGACTTCAAGGTGCGGATGAAGGAGCTGGACATCGACCTTGAACGCATCTCGGCCGGGGATCGGGATAGCGCCCGCCGCATGCAGGTCGAGACCAAGGACTGGACGCCGAAGGCTCTGGCGTTCTTCATCACGTTCGGGTTCTTCGGAGCCCTGATCTGGATCATGGTGTTCGGTATCCCGCAGACGGGGACCGAGGTCCTTCTGATGATGCTGGGTTCTCTCAGCACCTCGTGGACAGGTGTCGTGCAGTTCTATTATGGTTCAAGCGCGGGGTCAAAGCAGAAGACCGACGCACTGACCTTGAAGGACAAGTAGGATGAAAGAGAACTGGGAAGATTGCTTTGCCCGTGTCCTGAAGCATGAGGGCGGTTTTGTAGACCACCCAAAAGATCCGGGAGGGATGACGAACTTGGGGGTCACCAAGGCAAATTGGGAATCTTTTCTTGGTCGTGCGGTGACCGAGGCGGAGATGCGCGCCCTCACGCCGGACGTGGTCAAGCCGTTCTACAAGGAACGGTTCTGGGACAAGATGCGCTGTGACGATCTCCCCTCTGGAGTGGACTACGCAGCCTACGACTTCGCCGTCAACAGTGGCGTCGGGCGGTCGTCCAAGTTCCTCCAGCGGATTGCGGGTGTCCCTGATGACGGCGTCATCGGGAACAAGTCCATCGCTGCAATTTGCTCCATCGACCCGGCAGACGTCGTGAACTCCCTGTGCGACAAGCGGCTTGAGTTCCTCAAGGCCCTCTCCACTTTTCCCACGTTCGGCCGGGGCTGGGAGATCCGTGTCAACGATGTCGAGAGGATCGGCACCGAGATGACCAAGGAGGCGTAGATGGCGAAGAAACCTGTCTGGGATAAACCAAGACCGTCTGGTTTAGGGAAGCCTAAGGGTCTCACTCCGACGCAGAAGGCTGCGGCCAAAGCTGCGGCGAGCAAGGCTGGTCGCCCCTATCCAAACCTCATCGACAATATGGCGGCAGCGAAGGGGAAGAAGTGATGAGGGACTTTACCGAGCTAGAGCTTGCCTACTTTGCTGGTTTTTTTGACGGCGAGGGTTGCATTTCTATTGCACGTCAAAAAAAGTTATGGGGTAAAAAAGAACAGCCGTATTTCCATCGTTTGCGCATCAACATAGCGCAAAAAGATCCCGCCGTTCTAAAGCAGTTACACGATATTGTCGGCGGAACCCTTCACTGTAACAAAGGTATTTGGAAGTGGTACGCAGATGATGCTTTTGCGGTAGAGTTTTTAACAGGGTTAAGACCCTATCTTCGTGTGAAAGCATCCCAAGCCGATATAGCTATTGAGTTCACGAAAACAAAGAAGGGTGGATGCGGTTCGATCACATCGGAAGTATTTAAATTGCGGGAGAACTACTGTGTCGCCATAAGGGTTGAGAAGGACAAACAGTATGCTTAAAACTCCAGCTTGGACTAGAAAAGAGGGCAAGAGCCCCAGCGGCGGGCTCAACGCCAAGGGCCGCGCGTCCTACAATAAAGCGAACCCGGGCAAACCCGGGCTCAAGGCCCCCCAGCCGGAGGGCGGTCCCCGTCGAGACAGCTTCTGCGCCCGGATGAAGGGCATGAAGAAGAAGCTCACCTCGGCAAAGACGGCCAACGACCCAGACTCCCGCATCAACAAATCTCTGCGGGCGTGGAAGTGCTAGATCAGCCACTCCTTGTGTCCTTCCTTCAGGACCAAGGTAGCGATGTTAATCTTATCCCGGAGGGCGCGGAGGATTTTCTCATCCACCGTGCCCTCAGTCACGATGTCGATGTACGTGACGTTGTTCCTCTGCCCAATGCGGTGAGCGCGGTCCTCACTTTGCAGGCGGATTTCCAGATCATAGTTGTTCGAGAAGTAGATCACCGTGCTGGCTTCTGTTAGCGTTAGCCCATAGCCACCGGTCCGTGGTTGGCCAACAAAGAAGCGCAACGGATGAGCTGGATCTTGGAAGTCTTTAACCATTTGCTGTCGGGCATCCGGCGAGGTTTCGCCGTAATAGGTACGTACCGAAGGGGGGCCATACTCCTTGGCGAGCGCACGTTCGATCATCTGGATATCGTAAGTGTAATTCGCCCAGATGATGACCTTACCATCGACCTCTTCGAGGGCACTGAGAAGCTCGTCAAATTTGTCCGATTTCATCTCAAGGACCGTACCGTCGTCGGCCTTGAAATATCCCGAGCAAATCTGCTGCAAGCGAATAATCTGCGTCAGCACATTCTGAGCTGTGAGCGTCTTTCCCTCAAGCTCTGCAATCGCGGCCTTCTTGACCGTGGAATAGACCCGAGCTTGTTCATCCGTGAGTTGGACGAGTCGTTTAGTGTACACTTTTTCGGGAAGGTCTAAGCAGTCCTTCTTCAAGATGCGGAACGAGAACTTATCGAGGCGGGCCGAAAGCTCGTCCAAGTTCTGGTAGCCAATCACCTGATTGAACGAGTGCGTCCCGACGCTGCGTTTCAACGTGCGGCAGTACCTACCTTGGAACGAGTAGAAGCTTCCGAATCCCAGAGCCCACTCATCGAGGAAGGCGCACTGGGTGTACAGGTCCATGGGGGTCTTGGTGATCGGCGAACCCGTCATGATCCGGCGGTGTGTCGCCGCCTTGCCAGCACGGATAATGTTCTTTGTTCTCAAGGCCTTACCGTTTTTGATCGTCGTGCTTTCGTCCACGGCCATCAGCACCTTCTTGGCGCGGAGAAACTTAAGGGCGAAGGCCAAACCTTTTTCTGTGGAAAACGCCTCGACGTTCATCACCACGATCTTCAGGTTGTCGTCGTCCCTCAGGCACTCATCGAGGCGGCTCAGGTTCTTCTTGGAAGTCCCGGGATCCCAGACAGTCACGTCGTAGAGGACGTGGTCAGGGACATGCTTCGGGAGTTCGATGGTCTCCCAGTTTTTGTACACGCCCTTGGGCGCGACGACGAGGAAACCGTTGATCTGACCCCGGTCGTATAGCATCGAGACGGTGTCGATGAGGATCTTGGATTTGCCTGTCCCCATTTCGGCGAAGAGCGCAAATTCCTTTTCGCTCCATGACTTACGAAGCGCATCCATCTGATGCTGGTACGGCGGCAAGCGAAATTTATAGCGGTCGATGATGTCCATGGTCCGTTGCCCTTTCTGTTTGGCACGACGAAGATATGCCCATCCGAAATAATTTTGCAAGCCCGCTTGACAGACCCCCGGGGGCAGGGCGTAGGTTGGCTGCGTCGAACGGGGAGAAAGCCGTGACTGTTTACATAACGCAAGAAGTCCCGGGGCGTGATCTGTCCGACGCTCTGGAGTTTGGCGACCTCGATATCCTGCTTCCCGCAAAGGAGCAGATCTCGCTGTCAGCCATGCCCACGGTGCGGCGGATGCAGCGTAAGCTCGTGAAGTTCACCTCGGACGATTATCTCGTGCTGTCCGGTGACCCGGTCTGCATAGGGATAGCCTGTTGCCTTGCGGCGCTCGCCAACAACGGGCGGTTCAAGGTGTTGAAGTGGGATCGTATCGAGGCTCGGTACTACCCCATCGAAGTTGACCTATTCCAAGACACTAGGAGGTAGAAAGTGGACCTAGAAGATATCGCAATGCAGTTGTCCAGCGTGGACAACAACGACCTCAAGCAGGTGGCTGGGCTCGCCCGCCAGCAGCTTATTCTTGAGCAGCGCGTCGAGGACCTGACGGCTGAACTGAAGCGGGCGCAGGCAGAGCTTGCGCACATTTCCGGGGAAGCTTTGCCCGCAGCCCTTGCGGAGCATGGCCTAACTGAGTTGAAAATGGCGGATGGTTCAAAGCTGACGGTCTCCACCGTGATCAGCGCGAACATCAGCAAGGAGCGCGCGAACGAAGCTCATGACTGGCTCCGTGCCAACGGCTTCGCCGACCTGATCAAGAACACGGTGTCCGTGGCCTTCGGCAAGGGTGATGACGAGAAGGCTTCTCGTCTGATCAACCAGCTCGATCAGATGGGGTTCGACGCGGATCAGAAGGAAGCCGTGCACCCCAGCACATTGAAGGCTTTCTGCAAGGAGCAGATTGAGCGGGGCTCTTCAATCCCCAGCGAGCTGTTCGGTATCTACATCGGTCAGAAGACCACGATCAAGAAAGGGAAGTAAGATGAGCAAGAATGCTGTTGCTACTGTCGCCGTTGTCGGCACCGCTGTCGCCCTCGCGGGTGAGTTCGAAGACTTCGCCGGGCTTGGCATGGACCAAGTCAGCACCGACGATATGTCGATTCCCTTCCTGCGCGTCCTCGCCCAGCTTTCACCTCAGGTGAACAAGCGGGACGGTGCGTACGTGCAGGGGGCCGAGGCCGGTATGATCTACGACACCGTGGCCAACGAGGTGTTTGATGGGGAGCAGGGTGTCCTCGTCGTCCCTTGCTACTACAGCCGCCGCTACGTCGAATGGAAGCCCCGTGAGAAGGGCGGCGGTTACGTGAACTCCTATGGGGCCAACGACCCCATCGTGAACACGACCTACCGCGACGACCGTGGCAACGACGTGCTGCCAAACGGCAACCTCCTCTCCAACACCGCGCAGTTCTTCCTGCTGCGTCTGGACGAGAGCGGCATCCCGCAACGCTGCCTGCTGACGATGACCTCGACCCAGTTGAAGAAGGCGCGCAAGTGGGTGACGCAGATGCAGTCGCGCACGGCGATGGGCAAGAACGGGTTGTACACCTTGCCCATGATGTCTCAGGTCTATCGCCTGCGCACCGTCGAGGAGCGCAATGACAAGGGCTCGTGGTTCGGGTGGGAGGTTGCCCATGCGCGTGAGGTCAACCTCAACAATCAGAACGACAAGACCCTGTTCCAGATGGCTGTGGACTTCTCGAAGTCCGTCAAGGCCGGTGAGGTCAAGGTGAAGGAGGATCAGGGCGAGCCGTCCACCCCTGTGCATGACGACAGCGTTCCGTTCTGAGCAGCATACCGGGGGGGCCACATGTTGGTCCCCCTTTTCAAACTGAGGCCGAAGAATGGACCTTGCACAAAGATACTTCACGCTGTTCGCAGGGAATGGACGGGCGCACGGAACATTTAATGTTCAGAACGACCGCCAGCGCGATGGGAAGAAACAAGGACAGGCGCGCATCCTCCGTGATCCGCCGACCGTGAACCATTGGACTGAGCATCTGGCCGGTGGCACAGGGCTCGGGATCATCCCCATCAAGGACAACAACCGCTGTCATTGGGGGGCCATCGACATCGACGTCTACAATCTGGACCACGCCGCCCTGATACGTCAGGTCGAGAAGCACGGCCTACCCGGTGTCGTCTGCCGCTCCAAGTCCGGCGGCGCGCACCTCTACTTCTTTTTCACCGAGGAGATAGCGGCAGCGGACCTCCAACCAAAGCTCGTTTCGCTAGCCGCCCTGTTAGGCTATGCTGGATCAGAGGTATTCCCCAAGCAGCAGGAGATCCTTGTTGACCGTGGGGACACCGGCAACTTCCTCAACATGCCCTACTTCGCGGGCACACGGACCACACGCTACGGCTACAATGACAAGGGAGAAAGCCTTGGACCCGAAGAGTTTATTAGTTTTGCTGGCGGGCGTTGCGTTAGCCCTGATGCCTTCCTTGATTTTGAGACCTCCCCTAAGAAGGCCGAAGAGGTCCTTCCCAAGGGTCCGCCTTGTCTCCAACAGCTCGCGGCGCAAGGCTTCGGTGAAGGTGGTCGTAACAATGCGCTCTTCAACCTCGGTGTATACGCTCGCATGGCTGCGCCCGACAAATGGGAGGAGCGTATCCGTCACTACAATCAGACCCTGATGACGCCGCCGCTCTTCGACAAGGAAGTCGAGATCGTCATCTCCCAGCTTGCAAAGAAAGAGTACTTCTACAAGTGCGATGACCAGCCCATCGCCAGCTACTGCAACAAGGAGGTCTGCATTGGGCGCAAGTTTGGGATCGGTCCCGGGCAAAAGTCCAATGACCTGTCATCGCTCACCAAGATCAACGGCGACCCGCCCATCTGGATCATGGACGTCGATGGCAAGCGTGTCGAACTTGGCACAGACAGCCTCGTCACGCAGAAGCAGTTCCAGAAAGACTGCCTGAACCAGATCAACCTGTACCCCAAGACCATGAGCGAGAAGGCGTGGTCCGCGCGCATGCAGACGCTGCTCGCTTCGCTCACGATCATCGAAGCGCCGCCCGAGGCCACCGCCATGGGCGAGTTCGAGGAACTGCTCCTGTCCTTCTGCTGCGACCGTGCGCGTGGCGTCGAGCGAGAGGAGATCTTGCAGGGCATCGCCGTATGGGTGGACGAGCACGTCTACTTCCAGCTTCGCGATCTACAGAAACACCTGAAGGCCAACGCCTTCATCAAGTACAACAACGTCCAACTGGGCCTGCGCCTCAAAGAACTCAAGGCGGAGAAGATCGACTGGCGGGTGAAGGGTAAGACCATCCACCTCTGGTTCCTGCCGCAGACCTACTTCCAAGGGTCTGAGGATATCAAGCTCGATTTGCCGCCCATCAACATTGTGGATCCTTTCTGATGCACATCATCCTCGGCCCGCCGGGCACCGGCAAGACCACCCGCTTGCTCACCATGGTCGAAGAGGCGATGGACAAGGGCGTTCGTCCCGACCGGATCGGATACTTTTCCTTCACCCGACGTGCGGCGGAGGAGGCGATCACGCGCGCCGTCAAGAGGTTCGGCCTGTCCTACAAGGATCTGCCCTACTTCCGCACCCTGCACAGCCTCGCGATGCACCGGGCGGACATTGACCGCAAGAGCGTGATGAACCTCGCCCATTATCAAGACTGCGCCGAATGGCTGAACATAGGGGCGTTCAACGAAACGCGGCCGATGGAGGAAGGTCCATATCAGGACTACGGCATGGGCGACCGCTACCTTGAGGTCATCAACATGGCCCGCATCTGCATGATGCCCCTGCGCATGGTCTACAACAAATCCCCCATCGCCTTGACCACCGACTACTCCAAGGTCGAGTACGTGGACCGTGGCCTGAGGGCCTACAAGAAAGCCCACAACCTCTACGACTTCACCGACATGCTGGAGATCTTCATTGCCCGAGAACTATCTCCTCCCTTCGACGTCGTGTTCGTTGACGAAGTGCAGGATCTGTCCCCCATCCAGTGGGCCATGCTCCACCAGATCGAGAAGCGAAGCAACAAGGTGGTGCTTGCGGGCGACGATGATCAGGCGATCTACCGATGGGCGGGAGCCGACGTCGGATACTTCATTCGTCTTAATACAACCAGCGAAGTCCTCGGACAGAGCTACCGAATCCCCGCCCTGCACCACACGATGAGCCAGCGGTTGATCAAGACGATCCACCAGCGCAGGCAGAAGACCTTCCTCCCCCGCCCCGAGGACGGCTCTGTCCTCTGGCACCGGCACAGCGAAGAGGTCGATCTCGATAACAACGACTGGCTGCTGCTCGCCCGCACCCGCAAGGATGCCAAGAAGCTCGAGACCGAGGTGAGGCAGAGAGGCCTGCTGTATTCGTTCAGCCTGTCGAAGGAGATGGATCACCACTGCGTGTCCGCGATCAAGCTCTGGGAGGCCCTGAGGCAGGGGGAAAGCATCACGGCGAAAGACGTGCGGTCCGTGTACAAGTACATGATCCTCAACCAGCACATCCTGCGTGGGCACAAGACGCTTCCCGATGTCCCCGAAGAGACGCTCCTGAACATCGAGGACTTGAAGACAAAGCACGGGCTGCTGACGGACGAACCGTGGACCGAGGCCCTTGGAGCAATCCCAGAACGCGAAGCGATCTACTACAAGGCTTGCATGCGCCGAGGCGAAGACCTCACCAAAGAACCACGCATCCGGATCTCCACGATCCACTCTGCGAAGGGGGCTGAGGCGACTAACGTCATGCTCGTCACTGACTGCCCACAGAGAATCACGAGCGGCAATGCGAGCAGGACTGAGATCGATGATGAAAAGCGTGTATTCTACGTGGGCTTAACGCGCGCAAAGAAAGAGCTGCACCTCATCCACCCGATGAACTCTAGGGGTTTCCCTCTAACATGAGCACTCCGGATCTTGAGATCTACGCTGTCTGCGCCTGCGGCAAGGACGAGTTAGTTACGACGTTGCGTAAGGTCAAAAACGCATGGCCGTTTTGTACGTGCCGTCAATCGATGAAGGTGAGCAATGTCATTCCAGTACACGCACGAGACCGAATGGGTGATGCCGGACAGCTTCCCGGATTTATCCGACGCTCGCCTTATCGCAATCGATTTGGAGACCTATGACCCCGGGCTGAAGGAGACTGGCGCAGGCTGGGCCACTGGCAAGGGCCACATCATTGGCATAGCTGTCGCTGTCGAGGGGGAGGCGTGGTACTTCCCCATCCGCCATGCGAACGGCGGCAACCTCGATGCGCGTATGGCCCTGCGCTGGCTGGCCGACGTCTGCTCGAACCCTGACTGCACCTACGTGTTCCACAACGCCATGTACGATATCGGCTGGCTGTGCGCCGAAGGCATCGTGATCAAGGGCCACATCGCAGACACGATGGTCGCTGCTCCGCTGCTCGATGAGAACAGGTTCAGCTACGCCCTCAACAACCTCGGCTTCGACTACCTCATGGAGCGGAAGGACGAGCGCGCCCTGCGCGAGGCGGCGAAGGAGATGGGCCTCGACCCCAAGGCGGAGATGCACAAGCTCCCCGCCCACTTCGTCGGCCGCTACGCGGAGCAAGACGCCGCCCTCACCCTGCGCCTGTGGCTCCACCTCCGGAACCTGATCATCGCCGAGGAGCTGTCCTCGATCTTCGATCTGGAGATGCGCGTCCTCAAGGTCTGCCTCGCCATGCGCGCCCGTGGCGTCCGTGTCGATCTCTACAAGGCGGAACAGGTCAAGAAGAAGCTCCACCTTCAGGAGGTGTCGATCCTTGAGCGCATCCGCGACGAGACCAGCGTGGATGTGAACATCTGGGCCGCTGCCTCGGTGGCCAAGGTCTTCGACCATCTGAACCTTGCCTACCCACGCACCGCCAAGAGCGGGGCTCCGTCCTTCACCAAGAACTTCCTCGCCACCCACCCCCATCCGCTGGCGCAGGCCGTGGTCAAGGCCCGAGAACTGAACAAGGCGCGCACGACGTTCATTGATTCGATCACCAAGCACACGGTCAACGGGCGCATCCATGCCGACATCCACCAGCTTCGGTCCGATGACGGCGGAACGGTGACCGGGCGCTTCAGCTACTCGAACCCCAACCTCCAACAGATCCCCGCCCGTGACGGCGAGATCAGCCCTCTGATTCGCGGCCTGTTCCTCCCC